CACTTCTGTAACTTGATGACGGGTACGGCTCTCTCTGATGAGCTGCCTGGTCTGCGGTACGGTAATATGTTCGCCGCCCTGCTAACCCACTCAGGCTCTCGTGGGGTTGGAGGTAAGCTGGGTAAATACTACGCTGACCTGGCCGACCGCGAGGTGAAGGCCCGTGGGTTTGCCGTCCCGAAAGGGTACGGCTGGTTGGATCTCAGCACAGATGCTGGTCAAGAATACTGGGCGGTCATGCAGTTGATGGGTAAGTATGCCCAGGCCAACCACCAGATTATCCACGCCAACTTTACACGGCTCACTGGCCTGTACGCCGAGACTGTTGTGGAGAACCACCATAACTTCGCCCACAAGGAAAACGGGTTGATCGTGCACCGAAAAGGAGCCACGCCTGCTGGCCTCGGCGTCTTTGGTGTGATCCCAGGATCAAGCGGAACGCAGTCGTACATCGTGCGCGGCAAGGGAAACAAGGCCTCTTTGGAGTCCGCCAGCCACGGAGCTGGGCGTGTGTCCAGTCGCGCAAAGGCGAAGGAAGTTTTCGACCAGGCAGCCTTCGACCAACACATGCGAGAGCGCAGCATCACCCACTACGGGGTGGCGTCTGACGAGTCCTGGGCCGCGTACAAGTCGATCATTGAGGTGATGACCGCCCAGCACGAGCTGGTGGACTCCGTGGCCGTGATGCTGCCCCGCATTGTTGTCATGGGCGGCCTCGTCCGCTCAGACGATGGAGACTAGCATGACCATAAAAGAACGCTTTCGTAAGGTTCGCAGGGCAGTGGTCAACGAGCTGTTCTGGTTGCTGTATTCAGCGCTGACTGCCTTGCAACGGTACCACATCAAGATGATTATTCTGGAGGACAGCCTGGAAGATCTTACTCCAGAGGAGCGCACCTACCTGAACATCCGACTGAGCGACAGCCTGAGTGAGTCCATTCGCAGCTTCCCTACGCCAGGCCGCCAGCTCACGACCTACCTGGCCTTCCTAAGAGAAAGGGGCAAGTAGTGAACACAAAGTATGTGACTGTTATGCTCGTCAATTGCAGTTACCCCGACCTTGCGCACGTGCCTGTAATCGACACCTGGGCCAGCGATGGAATGTACAACATTCATTTAGTTGGCCCACAAGGCGAGAATCGGACAATTCGCTTTCCTCTCACAGCCATCAAGTTCGTCACTGAAGACGCAATTGAGCCTCTCGATGCTGTGCGCGAAGGGGGTCACCGTGACTAAGACAGTTTCTATCATGGATCGTGCGGGCAGCTTCCTCTTCAGGAGCAGTTCTGTCCTGGAGACCCGCTCCGAAAACGGGTTGTTCTACGTGACCGAGCAAGAGGAAGGGGAGCGAGTCACAAGCAGCTTTCCTCTCGACTTGATCGGCGTCGTCAGAGAAACCGAAGAATTGCCGAAATGGACGAGTGCCTTTACCCCACCGACCAACGGCAGCAACGGCTCCGATACCCGCGATGTCTACGTAAAGGTAGATGGCGGGGAGGAGCGGCTTGGTTGGTGCTCAGACCCAGGCTCCTGGTACATCTACGACAGACTCAGTACCTTGAATAACCGTGGAGAGTACGAACTCGCGGCCTCTCTGGGGCTGGTCGTTGAGTCTTGGCGTGACATCACAGAGCACGACTGGAACGAGAAGGGGCCATGCAAACCACACTCAAAGTAGTGCTCGTCCTTTCTCTGGTCTTATCTCTTCTGGGAGCCGTCGCACCATCGGCGGCTGCCCAGGAGGGGCACGATCCTCTCTGTGAAGAGTATGTCCTGCTCTGGCTTCCGCTGCCCTGGTGGTGCCCACCCCAGTTCCGCAATCTAGTTACTACGGCGCCCAGTATCGCTGTGCAGCAGGCACCTACCAACCACCTGAGAGTGGCTGCACCAAAGAAAATTACTCGCCCTTTCCAACACAAGGAGACTACCCAAGATGCTTCCTCTCACGATCTACCTCGCCAGACCAATCAGCGGGCAATCATACGATGACGTCATGCGCTACTACAATGAGACCACGCAAGTACTGCAGTATGAGGGGTACTCCGTGCTCCACCCAATGATCGGGAAGGGGCTGCTGCGCACAGAAAAAGTGCTCAAGAAAAGCGGGTACGAGAACCTGCCCCTATCGAAAAACCACGCCATCTTTGGGCGCGATCGCTGGATGGTCAGCCAGGCGGACATTGTCTACGCCAACCTGGTCGGAGCGACGAGCGTTTCCATCGGTACAATGATGGAGCTGGCCTGGGCCTCCATGCTCAGAAAGTACACGATTGTCGCGATGGAGGACGGCAACGTTCACCAGCACGCCTTCGTTCTTGAGGCAGCAGATCTCGTTCTCCCAGCACACGCGGATGTGCGGGACTACCTGCGAAAACTTATGGAGATGGAGGAGTAATGATGCCTGATGGAGTGTACGAGCACTTCGCCGACCTCGCCGCGAGCCAGGGATATGCAGCCTGCTCAAACTGCGGCCAGTGGCTGCACATAAGCCAGCTCTACGAGAATAACAACGGTGAGACACGCTGCCTTCCATGTGTTGTCACTGCCTGGGTAACATCCCTTACTGCGTACGAAGAAACCGCGCTGGCCTCGGATGACCCGCAAGGCGGCTGTGCCGCGCACCACCGTGGTGCCATCGGGGCGTACAGGCGAGCTATTGAAATCATCAAAGAGGTTCAGAGTTGGCCGTCCGTTTTCGATGTCCATAAAAACAGCGAGCCCCCTCAAGGCCACACTGGAGAATGTCTGTGGACACTGGAAGACAGCGATTACGGACTTTGGTTTGGCTCTTGCGGGGCTCACTGGGAGTTCACCGAGGACGGGCCTGCCGAAAACGAAATGAACTTCTGCCCGCGCTGTGGCCGCAAGCTGTTCATCGCGCCATTAGGAGAAAACACATGAAGGAACCGCTCGGCTTCGACGTCGCGAGCCAGATGAACAGCATGAATGTAAAAACTGGAAAAACTTACTGCGCTTATTGTGGGGCCGAGTATCCACTTGATGATGATGCTGCCACGTTGGTAAGCGAACACATCAAGACGTGCGAGAAACACCCTATGAGAGCAGTAGAGGCCCGCGCGGCAGAGTTGCAAGCCGCGTTGACCGCAGCAATCAATATGAACATAGAGAAGAATGCCGAAGTCGCCCGCCTGACCGCCGAACTTGCCGCCGCGAATGAGGACGCGGAGCGGCTGGATAAATTAGTCATGGACGCGGTCTGCCGTCAAACAAGCGAAATAGACACAAATGCTGGGCTAGACGCTCATCGCGCTCATCGCGCCCGCGTGGGAGGTGGCAACAAATGAGCGAAGAAGACGATATACGAATGGCAAGAGCCTTACGGCTCGCCGTAATCAAAAACCTGGTTGGAAGCGGAAATCTTGACAGACATGATGCTTTGGAATTGCTCAATGCGCCGCTATCTCCAGACGATCCAACGGCGCAAATCTATGATGATCGGGGAAAACTTGATTGGACAACCGAACAGTTTGAGGCGTGGATGAAAGGCGGTGAGGGATGAGCGATAAGTTATGTCCGTTTTGCGGCGGTAGTGAGTGCTACTCCGTTGATGATTACGGCGATGTTAGCGTGGCATGCTTGTATAAGACGCACGGCGACACTTGGAACACCCGTCCGCTGGAGGACGCCGCCAACGCCCGCGCCGAGGCTGCGGAGGCCCGCGCGGAACGGTTGAAAACCGCGCTGATGTTGATCCTAGACTGCGCAGATTATACGAGTGGTGCGTGCGGACTGACAGAGATGATCGGCGGTGTGTTGCCAAGACAAATAATTGATCGTGCGCGTGACGCGCTGAAAGGCGGTGAGGGATGGGTGTAAATAACTTCGATGTCCTGAAAACAATGGCCGAGCGGGAATTGAAAATCAAATCGTTCCCATTGTCGAACGTGACAAATGCGAGAATTGGCAAAGAACACGGCAGCGTCACGATTATGGTTGACAACCAAACCGTTTCCAACCTTATGGCGGGAACGCCAATGATTTTCGCTTTGATCGTTGCGGACGCGGATGAATTTGCTGATGTGAAATCAGAATTGGATCGAAAAGATGCGTTGAAAGGCGGTGAGGAATGAGTGGTGGAACATACCGATGTATCAACTGCGGCACCATCTTGGACTTCCAAAAGCCTCACTTCAAAGACGACTGCTTGGCTGTGCTACGCGACAATAAGAGTGACCTGACCAAAAGACTTGAAAAAACCAGGGCCGACGCGCTGGAAGCTACCAGCTTGGTGGACGCCATCAGTGAGCTGGGGCACCTCGCCTGTGAGGGAAACTACCTCATGGGCATCATCACTGAGAACTCCGAAAACTACTGGAAGGTTTACCTGGAGTTCCGCGATCCCAGCGATGAGGGTGTAGAGATGCCTCCACACAGTTTCTACGCGGACACCCTCGCTTCTGCCGTGAAGCAAGCTATCGAGTTTCTAAAGCACGGAGAGGAGGGAAGCAGTGACAATGAGTAAACTACACTACATCGTGGGAGACGCCACTCTTCCTGCAGGCAAGCGCCCGATGATTGCCCACGTGGTGAACAACCTCGGGTACTGGGGGAAGGGATTCTCTGGGGAACTCAGTCGTAGGTACCCAGAAACAACGAGGTACTACCAGGATCGCTTGCGTCGAGAGAGCAGGGTGACGCAGCCCGACTACCTGCTCGGCACCGTATTTTTCCAGCCTATCTTCCGTCCCTTCGGAGGGCACATCATGGTAGCCCACATGGTGGCCCAGCGCGGTTTGTTTCACTGGAAGGAAAACCCAGTTCCCCTCATCTACGGAGCACTGTACGACTGTCTGCTACAGGTGGCCAACACAGCATTCGAGGAGGAGTACACCGTGCACATGCCGAAGATCGGCGCAGGCCTGGCACGCGGATTCTGGCAAGAAATCAGTACCATCCTTGAGCAGACGGTGTCCCACCTGGTGCCGACAATCGTGTACTTGCAGAACCTGGAATAGAAATAGGCCTGGATTTTCCAGGCCTTTTTCATTATAATAATCGTGCTTATAATAATTCTGATTATTATCTTGACGAGCCACATTTGTGGTATACTTTTCATAGACACCGCAGCCCGCTTGTATACTTTTTTCAAGCCACATCGCAGACCGCTTATGTCCCTTCCAGGGCAGCACGATAGATCTAAAGGGACGCGTTCATTGTCATGCTCTTGTTGGACACGGGACTGCGCGTCAGTGAAGCGGCTCGTCTGAAGATCGGAGACGTCAATACAGCCACGGGTGAAATCTTCGTGGATGCGCACGGCACAGGCCGCAAGACCACCTCCAGGCACGTCTACCTGGGGAAGAATACATTGCGCTATATGTGGAAGTACCTGGCCGACCGTAAGGGGGATATGTACGAAGACGCACCGCTGCTGCTGACTCGTGAGGGCAGGCCGATGGATCGTAACAGCATTCGCCTGATGCTTGTCGAAGCAGGCAAACGTGCTGGCGTAAGAAACACACATCCCCACCGCTTCAGGCACACGATGGCAATCGAGTTCCTACGAAACGGTGGGGACGTATTCAACTTGCAAAAGATTTTGGGGCACTCTACCTTGAAGATGGTCGAGCACTACCTGTCACTGGCCCAGTCTGATACGAAGAACGCGCACCGCAAAGCCAGTCCTGGCGACCGCTGGAGTCTCTAGCCGAGCCCATCTACCAGGAGCAGGCTCTTGAACACGACACCCAGGCGAAATAGATCCGCAAAACGAATCCAGGTCACCTCTTCGTACCCCTTTCGGCTGTAGATCTTGTACAGGGCCAAGCTAGACCTGGGCACGAACTCCCTCACCACGAGAGGAGGGAGCAGCTGCACCAGCTTGCGACGATGTACCAGGGTGAAGCCAACGGAGCTCTGAAAAGCGATCATGTCTGAGTGCCCGCCAAACAGCCAGCCCTGGCTGGCTGCCGCAGTTCCGTGGAGCTCGAGGCAGACCCACTCGTCTTGCGGGGCGCTGCCTCGCTCCAACGATTTCATTGCTTTGACATCGACCTTACGAGCCTTTGGGTAATCTGGGAACTGCACCAGGTAGTCCCAGTGCTCGGTGCGGTCTTGATCACTCGAGGCGGTCAGTAGGATCCTGGCACCAGCACGCTCTGCCGCCTCCTTGAAGAGGTCTTCTGCTCGTGTTCCCATGCGGAGCGACTCAATCAACCCCGCATTCTTTTGTACGTTCGCTGGAGCAACTGCCACGATCTTACCTCCGATTGATTTTGTATAGCACCTCTAAACGCTGAAAAGAACCTTCACTTGGTCTGGCTCCCCTACCACCGCAGGAGCTTCTGGCACAGGCCAGTTCTGCCAGTCATTCTCGATCTCAACGAACGGGATGAACGTGTACTCGGTTCGCTGGATCATGCCAGCGTCCGTCAGCCACACGCGGAAGATGGCGCCACCAACCTGCGGGTAGTACCCTTTCTGCTTCAGGTAGTTGGTCTGCCCCTCAAAGCATCCGACGTGCGCCGCAACCATCGGGCCGCGAGTAAACTTTGCTTCGATGTGTAGATGGCCCGCCAGCAGGATGCGCAGCTTGGGGTTGTCGTTCTCGACGATGGCCCGCGTAAGTTCCTCAAAGGCCATTGCTTCGAGCCCCTTCTGCAGCTTGTGCGTGAAGGCATACGGGATGCCGCCGCTGGGGTGCCACATGCGCACATCGACACGGTCGGTCAGAGGAATGTCCGCGATGTCGTACCCGACGAACCACATATCGTCCCGCTGCTGGGTGAGTGCGTTGACTGCGTCGATACCCGCGTTCACAACGTGCCAGTAGTCATGGTTGCCGCCCATCACGAAGTGGCGCAGGCCAGGCTTCTTCGGGATGTAGGCGTCCGCCAGCTTGACCTGCCCGTTGGTCACCCTGTGTGGCGTCCTGCTCATGCCTCGCAAGGCTGGGATCAAGTCGGCCTCCTGCCCACGATAGCCGTTCACGCCTGTGGTGATGTCGCCAGGCCAGAGCAAGTCCCGCACGCCGTACTCTTCGTAGGCGATGTCAATGAACTTGTTCAGCGCGGACGGCTGCGAGTGTGTCGACCCCGCGTGCGGGTCACTGGCCACACCGAATGTAACCACCTGGCCGCGCTCATCCGCCAGCGTAGTCACTGGCTTGCGCTGAGAGGGACGCACTGTGGGGTCGAACGTGACCTTCTCTTCGGACTCGTTGAACACGTACCCAGCCGCCTTCATGTCGGCCAGCATGGCCCGCACCGACGTCTTCGACCTGTCGAGGTGCTCGCTCAGCTCATCCAACGAGCGAGGCCGCAACTTCAGTAGCCTGAATACCTCGACATGCTTTGGATCCTGCAATGGTTGCTCGACCTCCGTGCTCTGCACAGCAGGCTCGTCAGCTTGGCGCTGACTCTGAGCCCACCGACGCAAATTACGTTCAAAAGTGGGTGCATAGGCACCCACTTCACTGGCCAGAGCAACGACGCTTTCACCACTCTTGTACCGCTCGTAGTAATCGGTTCGCTCACTATCAGTAAGCTGTCTCCAACCCATAATCTCTCCTGAGTAGCTGTGATTACCAAAAGTATACCATACTTACTGTCTTATGTCAAGTCAGTATTATATAGCATAGATACTATTTTGTGGCTTTGGTTGTGAAGTACTCTTCGACAGACACCCAGCCGCCCAGCTCAGGGGAGAAGCGCCACAGGTCACCGACCACTCCTCGAGGGCCTTCGTCACCAGCATTGCGGAGCTGGTAGTTTTCCAGGGTGAAGTGCACGATCTGCCCCTTTTTGACCTCACCAGTCACGGTGCGGTGAACACCAGGGCCTTCACGCAGGTTGCGATCCGTACCCATGATACGATACTCATCAATCTTGACTTCCATTCAATCCTCCGAAAGGCTAGACTACTTTGCTGTCTTCAACGAAGAACTGGCTCTCCGATGCGCCCTGGTGCACGCCACTCGAGGCCACCCTGTAGAGCCATTGTCCAGGGTAGGCGGCGCTTATTTCGACAACATACACACCGATAGACGGGCTCTGCACAATTCCGCCACCCATCTCGTACTCAATAGTACTCTGAGGTGCGCCAGCAGGCAGGCGGAAAATGAACTTTACAGTACTCGGCGCAACGGGAACACCGTTCAATGTGAACGTGGCCGTGATCCGAACCATCTCTCCTAATACATAGCTTGTTTGCTTCATGGCTACTCTTCCATAAGGGTTACGTCAGTGGCCGCGCTGTCACTCAGTCGAAGACTGGTCACGCGCCTGTCCACAAGGGCGGCTACCACCACCTGCTGGTCTGCCAGAGACACCTTCGCCAGAATTGCGCGGTCTGACAGAACTGTCGGGAATCCAACAGCGCCGTCGTATATGCCTACAGGGTAAACTCGGTAGGTATTGTCCAGTGTGGGTACACCGAACTGGTCACTGTCTACAAACCCCTCTGGGTATATTTGTACAGGCCCAGGAACGACTACCCCTGCCCCGAATGCTTCTGCTGATGCGACGCCTGCAGGGGACAGTCCGACTCCACCCACTGCAAGGACTGGCGTTCCGTGAGCCTCTCCAGACACAATTCCTGCAGGGGTGACATAAGTCGGTGGCGGTAGGTTGTTGAGCGCTGGCGTGCCCACTGCTTCCGCACTGTCAATTCCCGTTGGGTATACAGCAATAGGCCCAACAGCCAGAGCTGCCTGGCCAAACGCTTCCAGTGAGGCGATACTCGTTGGTTGTAGTGTGCGTGCCCCCACAGACACGGTAGGCGTACCGAACGCTTCAGCACCAGCAATGCTGCTCGCCTGGATGCCGAGCCTGGTGGAGGGTGTCCCAAAGGTCTCCGCGCTGGCAATACCTTGCGCAGACACAGTTACACCACCAACAGGCACGCCAGGCGTGCCGAAGGCCTCCTGAGACGGAATGCCTGCTGGCAGAATCGCGGAGAACCCTGCAGTAATAGTGGGCTGCCCGAACTGCTCCGCTGATGGAACGCCCTGCACAGACACGTACACGCCGCCAGGAACTACGGAGGGCTCACCAAACGCTTCCTGCGAAGGTATGCCAGCAGAGGTGACCTCGTAGTGGGAGACCACCGAGGCGCTGCCGAACTGCTCCGCAGAACCAATGCCCTGCGGCGCCAACGTGTTCGTTGCAACTACAGTCGGGGCTCCGAATTGCTCAGCCGACCCAATAGAACCAGGTGCAAGCGCGTTACTCGCTACGACTGCGGGGCCGCTTACTTGCTCTCCTGAAGGAATGCCCGTAGGGTAGACGTCGTTGTGCGCCGTGATCGTCGGCGTACCAGCCTGCTCTTCTGACGGGATGCCGCTGCCTGTAATGGTGTAAGCGGACTGTACCGAAGCGGAGCCGAACTGCTCTGTAGATGGAATACCGCTTGGCGCGATCGCTGCACTTATAGAAACTGTGGGAGACCCGAACGCCTCGGCGGACGCAATTCCCGTAGGTAGAATGGAGACTGGCGATCCGCCAGTGGAATACTCGATGTGCAATATCGGAGCATACGAGCTCGATGTGTTGTAGCTCGCAAACGGCAGGTAAGTAGATGCGCCTGATCCGTTGTTTTCAACAGCCGCGATCATGGCATTTCCGCTGACCCACCCAGGACGGTCGATGACTTCCTGGATGGCCGCTGCCAAGCTCGATGTATTGACCCAGGCCCCGTTTGTTACTGCTGGGTTATTCCACGAAGACGAGGCCGCAGTGCGCGGGGCACTCTCAATAGCATCGTACGTCGTAGGCGTTGCTGGATTGTCCGCGTCCACCATCCAGCACGAGGCATAGAAAGTCGTTGGCGCGAGCGTAACCAGACTACGCAGCCGCAGGTAAGCCGCATCAATCGTTGCCCCAGATGGTACCGCAACTGACGCAATTCTGGCAAATACACTGTAGTTCTCACGGGAACCAGCAATGCGGTTGCCCACCCACAACTCAGAGTCTGTTTCGTTCAGCTCACCGCTTCCGTAAAAGAGCCCCCACTTACCGTCCTGGTTGGATGCGTTTGGCTGAGCGTCAATCGTAGGGTCGATGAAAATAGGAAACACGGCGGAGTCTACCCACGTCTTGGGTATGCGCACCGTGATGTAGTAGCTGTTACTTTGCCTACGCAGCTCGAACTGACCGACTGTTTCGTTGTGCGCAGAATCCCACGCTCGTGGGTAAGCCAGATACCAAAGCACTTCACCAGACACGGCGTGCCTGAACTCGATTCGGTTCGCGGTGCGCACACGCGTTGTGTTCTCCGCCCACTTTACTCCGTCAAGGTATAGGTGGAGGTTGCCTGATTTCTTGATGATGAACTCGAGCTCGAGCCAGAGCGTGCCCGTAAGCCAGGCAGCGGGTGCAGGCAGGTTGGCGGCGCTGTCAATCTTGAGCAGCTTCTGCAGTCTGGTCGTCTGCGCTTGCCAGCTAAAGTGCCTGCCTGTTCCGTACCCGTTTGTCCACGTAAGGGTGTCATCGGCCACCGTCGCCAGAGCATACTGTGTCGTGGTGATCTGCTGTCGGCTGTTGTCCTGATTTACCCAGTTCAGAGACAACGGCTGAAATACTACATTCTCGCCCGTGCCAGGGTGCGTGTACTGGATCAGGTCGCCTGCATTCAGCGCATTCCTGGCATAGGCACGGTAGTCTGCCAGTGTCATCTGGTACTGCCAGGCCCCTGTCGCTGGCTGCCAGGCAGTGTCGATCTCTGTTTCTGTTCCTTCTATGTGTAGCGGGCTGGAGGACGCACTCAGGACATGCCTGTCTTCGTAGGCGTGCATAACCCAATTACGCCCTCGGCCCTCGACAGTCGCGCCAGGGTAGAGAGCTTGGATTTCTTCTCGAATGCGTCGTGCTGGGTTAGCCATCGGCTCCTCTCCTCACAAACAAGGAAGCGCTCGCTCGGAACTTACTACTGAAAAAGGGCGGCCAGCAATAAGCAGCCGCCCGTAAGCACCGAGTATCGCCGCGAAGTAGAGCCTACAGCTTGAAGATTCGGTTGGCGCCGTTGTCCCAGGTAACGCCAATCGTGCCGCCGTTCGGCGTGACAGGCAAGCCAGTCGCCGTGTCGATGTACGCGATCAGCGTTGAGGTGGATTCAACCCCAGTGTGCTTGTAAAGCACGACAGCCTCTGACGGATCGCCAGAGACGGCGCCGAATGACACGTCATCCGCGTCTGCCACGCCCGCCAACGCTGTCTTGTTGGTGAGTGCTCCCGACGTGGCCACACGGGCACCCGCTGGGATGTCATTCAGGTTGTCGTGCACTGCAAGATCCACCACGTAGTCCGCAACATCCACCAAAACCGCACGGATGTCGTCTGCCACCCAGTCAATGTCGCCCAGCAAGAACGCATTCCTGCCTGCGTTGTAAAGTGCGTTAGCCATGATTGTCTCTCCTTCGTAGTTCCTCTACCAGATTCGGCAAATAATAAAGAATGATTACGCTGTCCCGCCCCCTGGTGGAGGCGGGACTTTATAAACTAGCCTCGGTCTGGCAGCAGGTCTTCGATGGTGATGTCTTTGAACGCCTGGTGCACGGCGGCCTCAATCAAGGCGTCAACCACATCCAGGTCAAGAGAAATGTTATGTTTGGCCAGTTCCTTCTCAGCCAGGTCAAGAACGTAGCGCTTCTTCTCGGCACCCTCGTTCTTGATGGCTTCAATCAGACCGTTCTGCTCGGCGGCCAGCACAAGCTGGTAGATCAGCGCAGCAGCGGTGGCGATGTCGGCGGCATAGGTGCTGGCTTTGGCTTCCTTGATCTTGGCGTTGATGAACACCACTAGGTAGCCGAGCGCTACGGGCAGCAAAACCTTGATCACGGTTTCCAACAGCAACTGCAAAATCTCACTCATTCCTTACTCCTTGTAACTGGGTTAGGCCGCCCCAAGCTGAATCGCGGCCACGGTGACGGACGTGATGGCGCTGAAATCGACGTTCACAGAGCCACCCGCCTGGTTGTACACTTCTTTTTGGAACGGGCCGATGAGCCTGTCGCTGGCGTTCGGCACGGCCACGACGAGGTCGGGCACGAAGCGACCATCAACCTTCATCGCAGTCTTCACGGTCACGTTGATCGGCGAAGCGCCGCCGTTCTTGACATGGATCATCATCCCCTCACCAGGGTTGACGATGGAATGCCCGTCTACGTTGGCGGCTGTGTATGGCACAGCGATGCCTGCCCTTGTGGAAACAATCGGTGCGAGTACTGTACGAGCCATTGCTTACCTCCAGTCCAAACTTGGACAACTACTTGATAACCAGATTCAGCAGGTATGTCGCGATACCTGAAACAACCACGGTGACTACTACCCATAGAGGCTTTGACCAGGCCTCGCGGTTCTTGTCCAGGTCACGCACCCTGTCGATCAGCCCAGCATCCTTCCCTTCCCCGCGTAGCTGGACATCGTGCTGGGCGACCATCGGCTCCAGGTGAGCCATCCTGGCGATCAGCCCTGGATCCTGATGACCCTTGCCTTTGATGACCTCGTACATCTCCTCAACCATAGGGGCCATTGCGTTGATCTTTGACACAATGCCTGGCGTACCATTACCGCGCAGCAGCTTGTCGTGGGCATTGACAGACTCGCCCATCTGGCCAAGACGCTCGTTCGTAACAGCGAGTTGCCTGGTTGACTCTTCGACTCGGTCTCGTAAGTCCGCACCATACGTGCGAGTCCAAACGGCCATCGAGTCAGTCACTGCTTTCGTTACGATGGCTGCGATTTCATCGTTAGACATAGTCACCTCATTCCACGCGATATGTGAATGTCGACGACACCCACTGATTGGAAGGTTCTGTAAAACGCAGCCACGTGCCAGAAGTCTCAGCGACCTCGTATACCTTACCTGGCGTCATGTACCCAAGAACGCTGTAGTTCAACCCAGGGCCAGACCGAACGCGCAGATCTTTGTAATGCGTGGCAACTTTGTGCGTACTCGGCGTATCCTCCACCTCGTAGGTGTAGGACAGGGCAACCCACGTATTCGCTGGGGAGGCCAGACGACCCCAACCACCCAGCAGCTCAACCACTTCGTAAACTACGCCAGCCGTCATGTACCCAGAAACAGCGAAGCTCGTTCCAGGGCCAGTGCGCAGGCGCAGGTCGTTGTACTTTGTGCTGACTTTCCTGAGAACACCAGAAGGTGGTGCGCTCTGCCCACCCGTCGAGGGCAGCCACAAGTGCGGGTTTCGATCCCGCGCTTCCCAGGTCTCCCACCAACCGTAGTTCAGCAGCCCGAGGTTTTCTGAGGTCTTCCTGAAGTCCTTGATTTCCGCTGGCGTCGGGATCCAGCTGTACTGCGTGAACGCTGCACCGATCGGGATAATCGGCAAGTCCTTGCGCAGGTCACGGGACTCTTTCACGGAACGCATAAGCTGAGAACCAGCATTGTGTGCTCCGATCCAGTACACCTGCGGAGCGTTGAAGTCGGCCTCGATGAACACTTCCCAGGGAAAGTCCCTGTGATAGGTGGGGTACCGATAAGAACAGATGCCTGCTGGAATGCTGCCGAGGTCACGCCGCAACGTGCGCATGAACCTCTTGGCTTGATCGGTCTTGCCCTTGTACTCAACTTCGGCATTGATGATGAAGCCAGGCATTCCCAGGGCTTTTGTGCGAGCGGCGGCTACTTCGGCCTCAGCCTCTGGCATGTACCCGTAGACATACGACCAGCCCCAGACGCGAATGCCCCTGCTGACAAACTCCCTGGTAGCCAGGGCTGCCAGGTCAATCTGGCGTTTGTCCTTTGTCTGGTGGTTGAACTTGTACGGGCCGTCTGAGATCTTGATGGCCACCCAGCTCAAGTTCGCCTCCAGGAACGACCTGGCGAGTGGAGCAAAGTCCATCCCGCCATTCTGGTCTTTCACAGCAAGCCGCTCAAGCTGCCATATAAAGTAACCGTTTCCGATTGGCAACATACCGATAACACCTGTCCTAAAGTTGGTTTATTCTTCGCCCTTCTCAAGTTCAGCCAGGGCGCTCGAGCGACCCTCTTCGAGAAGCAGCCTTTCTTTGGCGGCATCCAGGATCTTGCAGACAATCCTGGTTGGTAAGCTCTGACCGTAAAGCTCGATGCTGTCCTTTCGCGGGTCGTACACCAGTGTGAGCGATACCACGGAAGCAGCAGCATGCTGCTTTAGCTGCGCAATAATGCGGGCCTGTTCAGCCCTGTCACTCGTTCCGAGCAGCCTCTCAATAGGGTCTTCGATAATGTCTTTCGTCACGTTTTTCATCTCCTCACTCACAATCTACAAACGATCTGAGGTACAAAAGAACAACTAATCTTTCTTACAAAAGATGAACGTTTTATACGGTGGGCGCGTGTCGGAGGATGACGATGTTCCACTCGCGGCTCCGTCCGAGTTGTCCGCCGCTTTCTTTGTAACCAGCGTTGTGTGTGCGGCGAATGTGACGGCGTGGGTGTGGCTACCAGCCGTGCCGACCGACGTTCCCCCAGGTACTGCGCTACCAACCTTGTAGACAGAGTCACCCGAAGAGCCCCCCGCCTCTGGGATGCTGTGCGTGTGGTTCGTCGTTGAGTTCGTCGTAACAGCCACCTGTGGTATCACGTGCGTGTGCGCAGCCACCTGGTTATATGTGTGCGTATGCGCGTCGTTGCCTGCGTTTACCAGCGACCCCTGGGTCGTGTGCGCTGGGTCTGCCCCAATAGGAAACCGACTGTCCAGCAACGTGAAACGACTCCACCCTTGCGGACAGCTGCCACCATGTGCCGCAATCGCGGCTTCATCGAACATGGCGATAGCCCCTACAGGCGCACCAGTGATCACCTTCCACGAACCAGCGGACAGGGATACACTCAGCAGCTTCGTATCGGACGCGTAGTAGACTTCCCCTGCGGCAGATGGCGATGGTCTTGAACTCCCCGCGCCACTACGAAGCCTGCCGACGCCAGCGCCAACAGAGTGATCGTGGCTGTCTCCGCCGTAAACGTGACCACCGCTCAGACCTGCGTGCCACGTGGACGCCCTCGCATTGTTGTGTAGGTTCGTGTGCGGATCCCCAACGCTCAGGTTGGAAAGCAGGTCATGGTCTGGGAGGGATACCCGCTGCCATAGCCCAGCCGTCACACAGAAATACACGTTTCCCGCGTAAATCGCCACCTCGCCTGGAAGAGGCGCACCTGGAAGAGACGCTACAACAAGGGCCTGATACTTCTCTGCGGCAAGTAGCGCGTCTCGAAACTGCATCAGGTGCCTTCCAGTCAGTACTGCCACCAGCGTAGCGTCCCCACTGTGCGCCTGAGCCGTCGTGCCACGCGCTCCCCGCGTAACGCCTGAGAATGTGGCCTGCACACCAGACAGGTCAACAGTCACGGTACCGACATGAATGATCTCGTCTGTTCCGTCCGTAAACAAGAAATACGTGGGCGCTTCAAAGCCGAACGTGCCGACAACGGAGAACGAAGTCACCGAAGAGTTTATGGATTCCCCCATCGTCAGCGTGCGATGATCCTCCAGGCTGCCCAGCAAAGACACGGCATCGTCGTACGTGGCGGGCAAATTCGATCCATTAGGTTCCATACAAACTCCTTAGCTCTTTTGGCACCAGATAACTTCCCTGGACGCAGGCAGCGAACTCGCTGAAGCTGTCTCCGCAGAAGCAACTCCAGCGGATTGTGTTGACGCCTGCGGAACACTGCCAGTATGGAAGTGGGCGCCGCCTGGATCAGACTGAAAACTTCCACCAGAAGACTGCGTCCTGGAGACCCTATCCACCGTTCCACCTACCCCAGTGCCGAGCTCCACAGAGTGGCTGTGCTCTCCCCCCGACGAGGAGGTCACCACAGCACCGTCGACCGTGTGGTAGTGCTGTACGTTCGCCGTGTATGTGTGGATGTGCGTGGCGGAGCCGCCCGTGGATCCGCCAGCCTCCGCGCCACGAGGGTATCGCCCATCCAGAGCTGCGTAACGCGTCCACCCAGTCGGGCAGGGCCCATCAAAGGCCATGATGCCGCCTGCAGGTACGCCAGACACTTTCGTCCAGCCGCCCATGTAAACCCACAGAGTGCCGCCGTCCAGGTCAGTGGCAAAGTAAACGTCCCCGTTTGCCCCACTCACTGGCCTGCTGGCATTCACTCCGCTACGAATACGGACGACTGCAGCACCCTCACCAGAAGAGTAGTGATCGTGATCATTACCGTCAGGAATATGCGTGCCCGCAACCGTGCCGTGCCAGGTCGTCGCACGAGCATCGTTGTGGTACACCGCAGAGTGATCGTCGTTTGTCAGTCCTTGCAAGGTATTGTGGTCTGTATAGTTCAACCACACCCAGGTACCCGCCGAGATACAGTAGTACACTTTCAGCGTGTCCGTCGCAAGATAGCGCATGCCTGGTTGCGGAGAAGCTGGCTTATTCGCGTCCAACCCCACAAGTCCGTGGTACTTCTGCGTCGCCTGGATGACCCGCTTCATTTGGTTGTGGTGCACCGATAGGTACCCGATAACAACCCGTTCGTTATACCCGTGCGGCTGAATGCGCGTGCCCAGAAGCCCACGCTCTTCCAGACTTTCCACGTGGAAAGCTGTGTTGCTGTGCGCCGTTGAGGTGGCGTAGGCAACTTCACCACCACCAAAGATCAGGAACGCGGGTAGCTGCACACCAGCCAGCGTCACCCCAACAGGCAGCTGCACAAAGAAGTCCAGCGCGTCGACGGCGGCGCCACTCGCCAGTCTGTACAACTTGCGATCCTGCAGCAACGGGTACAGACTGTAGGCGTCATCGAACGCGACGGGGTATTTACTGGCTGATAGAATTTCCGCCATTCAAGATACCTCCGTAAAGCGGCGCTAGTTCCGTGATTGAGTGCGGCGGAAAAAGCATAGCATCAATGTAAGCGGCGGCGTGATCGCACAGAATAGCGGACTCAAACGAGTCCATGCCACCATTGATTGAAATGGCCACAGTGGTCTCGTCGGCCAATAGACAGATGGACTCGTTGGGTTCCATCGGAAAGTACATAATCTCATTGCGGAGTTGGCCCAGCAGGGCCTCACTGCGGATGAGCATGGCAGCCCGCCTGCAAACTTCCCTCGCCACTGCGGGCGTCATGTTCAAATACTTGAACGAGAAACTGCCATCCTCGTTCCTGTCGATACGCACTCGTTGCTCTTTACTCTCACTCATTCTATGCTCCTAAGACTTCTTGCAGAATAAAAGGTTTACGTATGGCGGCAGGTTGTCCGTTCCTGCCGTAGTCACGGTAGCGCTGCCAGAGTTGGACGTGTTGTGCGTCGGGATTGTCACCGCATGCGTATGCGCAGCGCCGCTTCCTGTATTTACGTAAACAGGTGTATAGTGCTTCCCGAAGGCCGCCACGGTGTTGTACCCACCCGAGCTGTTGAACAGCAAAAACCCGTGGTTGTGGTCTCCTCCGTACCCGAGATTGAATGTCGCCTCAGCAATGTTGTGCGTGTGGCTGATCACCGTGCTCAGGGTGTGTGTGTGGGAGGCAGCACCACCGTCAGCAAGACCGCTCCATACACCAGGCGCAGCGCCCCTGGGAAATTTCCCGTCCATCTCCGTGACCCGTGTCCACCCCTGTGGGCATGCGTCCTCGAATAGGATTATTGTTCCTGCTGGCATAACGGAGTACCGTTCCCAGGTGAGCCCGTCCGCTCCGAAGTACAAGTCACCAGTTGACGTGTCAAAGAATAGCTGCCCAACCTGACTTGGACTTGACGGCCTGTTCGCCGTAGGCCCAGACAAAAACCGTGCCGCTGGAGCCCCGTTTGTCCCAGAACCATCATGGTTGTGCGCAGCTGCGCTTGTCAGGTGGCTGCCGCCAACATTTGCCTCGACTGCGTGCCACGCTGCCTTGCGTGTTGCATTATGGTACTGTGGGTGATCGTCGTCAGACAGGCCACCATAGTTGCTGTGGCTGGCTCGACTGACCCGCGTCCACACATTCGTGGCGGTGCAGAAATACAAGATCTGGGCGCTGGTGTCAAGGTAGGCTTCTCCAGGAGAGCACGTGGCTGGAAGCGATGTGCCAACCAGCGCGTGAAACTTCTGAGCCGCCTCAATCAATTCTCTGAGAGAGGTCAGGTGGCCCGTCACTGGATCCTGCACAGCCTTCTCTCCAGCCGTGTGCGCAAGCGCAGTTGACGACAGGGCCCCCCGCGTCACGTTCACGTATCCTGTGCCCGCTGTTCCCTTTGAGGTCACCTTTAGGATCTCAAAGTTATCGCTTGCGTCACTCACTTCAAACGTAAGATAACAGGGTACGTCCAGTGCGTCTACGACAGCCGTCTCCGTAAACCTGATGGATGTCACAGAATTGTTCACGGACGTGTGCAGCGTGAGCACGACGTTGTCTTTTATGTCGCCGAAGGTGCTGGCCTTGTTGTCATACGACGTTGGGAAATTCGCCACTTTTCCTCCTTATGCGTCTTCCGCGCCTTGCAGCTCTTGGGAAAGAGGCGAACCTTCAAAGTTCGTACCGCTCTTGATTGCCTCATACACACTTTGTTGCAGGCCAGGGAGAAACTCCAGCGGAATATCCAATCCGCTTAGCTTTACACGCAGCTCGAACATTGGATCCATGCCATTGTGCGCAGCTTCTTGAGAAGCGTAGCCACTTACAGTAGCCTCGACCTGCTTGGTTTTTACACTGATGTGTACGCCAGTCAACACCCAGTAGTTGACCATTGCGCCAGTATTCAAGAAGCCTACATCTTTTCTTAGAGCCATACTCTCTCCTAATAGTTGAACCAATCTACCGAGGAACGTGCTGTGGTGGACACACGTGTCTGCCACACAATGCCTACACGAGACGGCGTCCATGTGAGCACGTTGGACGACTGGCTGGCGTACACCTTTGACAGCGGAAACCTCGGGCGCATGGCCACATACCAGTTGCTCCATTGCGTGGTGCCCTGAATTTGCATGGATATAAATGCAGACAGCGGCGCGTTCGCAATCATCAAGGATGTCGCTGTCGCTGTGCCTCCGCCAATACGCTCTCGCCAAATTACCTCCGTTGAGATGAGTTTGTTCGCATCAGCTGAGGTGACGCACACGAGCTCCTCATAGTTATTGTCCGTGCCATCGTCCAGTCGAATACCTACAGACGTTCCGTGCGCCAGGTGCCCTGGAACGCACCAGGCCTCGTAGAACTTGAGCAGGCTCTTTGTCGACGGGAACACAAGAAATGACCTTGCCCCTACTGTGGCTCCAGAGTTGGCCTCGATAGTGCTGTTACCGAAATACAAGTTCGGCGGCGTGATAAATGGAGAGCCCGCCCAGGACGAGCCTGCGGGGATAGCAGTGCCCTCGAACTGCTCCGTAGGTGTCTGCACAGCAGAGTAGGCGTACATTCGCCATACTGGGTTCATCTGCGTCTCGCCGTTAGTGAACACGTGGCCAGACGCTTTGAGGTCAACTGTATTGATGTGCCCGCTGCTGTCCGTGGCCACCACTCGGTTCCCGCCAGAAACTGACGACGCGTGCATACTGTCAACCATGTCCGCGTTCAGGTTGCTCACTCTCGTGGTGCTGGCTACGCCAAACGGCGGTGTTCCTGTCAAAGCAGAGAAGTACGCTTCGGCTGCGTTCACGGCCCCACCAACATTGGCGTCGCCGCTCACACCGAGATCCGCACCGACCGTCATGTTTTCGGAGGTCGAGGCGTTCCTGAGAGCAGCATCCCTGGCAGTAAAGTCTGTGTCTGGCGTTAGCGCGAGAGGCACGTCGTAGTAGCCGATGCCGTCCGTGTCCATACGTACCCTGAGTTCTGGCTTCAGCTCTGCGTTCTTCCAGAAGTAGACACGCGCCCTGTCCGTCACCCTGGCAGGGGCCGTTAGCACGCGCATGACGCCGAGACTCTCAGTGATCATCCCATCCTGGTTGATCATTGACTCCGCAGTCGTGGCTCCAAGTGTGTGTATCTCCAGCCCGTTCTGCTGATCATAGGCAAAGTAGTTGTTGGCGTCCCCGAAGACTACCCCGTACGTCTCTTCTTCGTACCTACCCTCAAGCTGCGAGCCCTGCAAGTTGCCGATGTGCACTACACGGTCGAACTGATCCCAAACAGGCCCCTTACGCGCCTCTACCGCGATGAACGGGTGAGCTCCGTCAAGAATAATCCACCCACCGCCAGTGCTCGAACCAGAGCCGCCTGGCTGGTACTGCCCGAATGCACCTTCCTTGACGCCTGCAGCAAGCGGCCTGGCCTCGCGGAAGTAGGAAGCCGCACCACGCCGCACGCACACCGCGCCTGGCGTAAAAGACTTGGCACCAATAGGGTCTTCGTTGATGTTCCTGGCCACGGGGTACTGAAACCCATCGGCCACCAGCGTAAAAGTGCCAGAGATACGAAGCCACTCATGTGCGGTGCCTTCGCTCATCTGAATAATGTCATCCGTAGAGAATACTGGCGCATCGACTACAATCACGGAGTCAACTGGATCCACGTCGCTGGCTACCTTTGCCCCAATGGAGAGCAGCATCTGCCCAGACACCGCAGACACCTGGCGCTCAGTGTACACAACTGCGTCAAGACGGCCCCGAGCAAGGATGTTATTGAACTCGGCGTCACCATTGTCAAACAGACGCCAGCCGCGAACACCCGCCAGGTAGGTATCACTCTGCCTGTACTGCCAGCCGTGCCTACCATCAAGCAGATCCGCGTTCAGATTCGTGGTTAGGTCTGTCGAGTCAATCGTAAGGTGCTCGAACCACCCTTCCGCGAGACGAGCATCCACCAAGTCTCCTCGAATGATCAGATCATCGGAGAAGTAGCCGTCCCCCTCAACCTGCAGCTTGTATCCTGGGGTCAGCGTACCAACACCGACCCGCCCAGTCGCAGTTTGTACCTGGAGCAGCCCGCTGCCCAGAATCAGGCTACCGTCGTCCGCAGTCTTCAGTAGCGCCGTGGCCATACCAGGATCGCTGGAGGCAACCACCGCGTGCGTGTGGCTTCCGCTTTTGCTATTCCTCGAGCTGATCGACAAAGTACCAGGCGTCGCCAGGGCGAGAAAGATTTCCTGCTTGTTCTGTAGGCCGACGTCTGGATCCAACTCACCAGTAATCAGCACGTTTTCCAGACCAGCACCAGCCCGCACGTACGTACCGAGGCTGACATGCGCTTCGATAGCGGTCTCGCTATCGTGCGTTGTGAACAGATCACTCAGCTCACTGATGTCAACGCCGTCGATCCTGATGTACGGTGCGACTTCAAGATTACCCGTGAGCGTGCGGCTGCCATCCAGCAGTAGAGCACGAGGGTACACGTCCTGCGGAAACACGGCATTCGTGTCCAGTGGCAGGATTGTGTTGGCGGTAGGAGCGCTCGACGCGTGGAACCCGTCCAGGGTATCGGCGTTACCACCACCTCCACCCTCGGACGTCACCGTTTCCGCCACCAGGTTGCGCACGTACAGTGAGTCGATCCTGCGCGTCGGAGAGCCAATGTTGTGGGTATCCGTGACATTCGGGATCAGGCTACCCGCAAAGATGTTGTCCCCCGTCTTCGTGAGGAAATAAACTTTCAGCTCGCTAAGCAGAGTACTTTCCATCTACTTCAACCCTCCGCTGCTCAGGCCCAGTCGCGCAACCAGTAGATCCATTGTCATGCTCGAATGCCCCAGCTCCACGGACAGCGTCAGCTTGTCCGCATCATAGTCCGTCCTGTTGATAAACCCGATCGCCAAGTCTTTGCCGACCGTTCCCGTCATTAGCTGCAGGCCCGCGTCATCGAAGTCATCCACCCTCAGCAGTTGCCCAGCCCGCAGCATATACAGCTCGTCCATGTAACCGTACACGGACTTGGCTTTACCCTGCAGCTCGAACGATGCCTGCTGCTCAGGGTATGCCGCTGTCTTCAGTGCAAGCTCCTGCGCTACTTCTGCGATACTGGTGTCAGTCTGTCCCGCATTCAGGGTGCCCTCACGAACGCCGTAAAGAGCCTGGCTGTTCTTGTCTTCGATGTACCCGAGCCAGGTCTGCCCATTCGTGGGGTGATCGAACACGGTCTGCACTTTGTTATAAACATCCTTCAACGAACTGCTCAGCGAGTAGTCCGAGTTCACGATGTCAATCGTCACTGCCCAGTCGTACTGACCAGAAGAAGGCTGCTTCTCTGCGAAGTAGTGTGCCCGCCTGTTTTCCCAAAGCGCGAAGTGTGCAGGGATCATTTCGACGGAACCTGCCCCGTAGGACAAGGCCTTCGTAATGATGTCTACGATCTTCTGTTCACCCATGAACTCGAGATCCTGCGCACCGAGTGGCAGGTCGTTGGGGCTGATGAATGAGTAGTCCTCTGCCCAGAATGTCGGACTCAGCATGTCAACCGCGTGCATGACCAGGTCACCGACAACGTAGTCTCCAGACGCTGGGAACGTGATCCAGGCCGATACGTCATTCGCTGCGGTGTAGTACCCTTCCGCCTGCACGGCAACACCCTCATTTGAAAGGGTGCGGTCTTCCACGCGCCCCTCGTACAACCTGCGTCCCCACTTATCAAACACAACCACATGCGTGTTCGGAAACAGCCTGTACAGCTTCGTCGCTTCCCACCCACGAGCAGGCGCCGTGAAACTACAAGAGGAGAATCCACCAGGGAGCTGCGTGCTGAACTTCAGCCCAACGGCCTTCTCTGTTGAGTAAAGAACGGTCTTCTCTGTCTTATCGTAGAACACGGAAACAATCAGCATGCTCTCTCCTAAGCCAGGGTCTTGTACAGCGGAGCGACCCAGGCCCTGACGTAGTACCTGAATGTCGGTGGCTGGAACGAGTACAGATCGTTGAACAGGAAGTACAGCCGCTGATCCTTCTTCGGGATCAGCCTGATCGGAGCGAACATCCCTTCAAACGTTCCCAGGTTTTTGCTTCCGCTGGATGCGTATACAACCCCGTTCCACGGATCATCAATCACCAGGCTGCCCCAGGCGCCACTTACCACAGGTAGCTTATTCTGCAGCGCCCTGTACCCTTCTGAAATGGGCAGCAGGTAGATGTAGTCGATCGAGAACGTGGTTGTTCCTGCCGCTTTTCTGAAACCCCATAAGCTGAGCTTGATGTCTTCTACCGCAGTCAGCTTGCCCTGGAACGGCGGAAGCACCACAACCCCAAGATCCAGGTAGTTCACAGCAGTCTCTACGGGGGAGACCCAGTCTGTCTGAAAAAAGACATCATCGGTCGATGACGTGAGCTTCAGCATGTAGTTCATGCTGCTCGCAAAACCGATACCCAGGAATGACACGGCCACGGCCCGATACGCTTTTCCTCCATACACATGCGCGTTCGCAATGTTCCAGGTAGCGAACTTGGCTGGCGTGACAGACGTGAAATCGAACGACGAATATGTACCACCAGACGCTGCTGCATTGGACACCTGCGTTCTGCCAGCCGAGGACTCAACAATAGAGTCCTCAATGATGTGCGCGAACTGCGGAGTGCTGGTCAGGCTGTGCCCTACTGCGATCCTGGCAGGCAAGGAGCCGCCGTCAACCATGAGCACCTGTAGCTTAGTGATGGCAGGAGCATCGCCTGGCACATCCGCCCCAGAGATACTTACCCAGTTATCGTGCTGTGCGTCAGTGTCATCGTGGCTGTACACCAGGATCCCACCAGTTACCCGCGTGCCGTTGCCGTTTGACAGAGGCACCTCGATCAGCGACCCGTTGACGGGGGACACGCCGAAAGCATGAGGCAACACAGTGAGTTCCAGCTTGCAGTCGTACAGAACGCTGCCGTGCACGCCCATGAACTCTGAATTCTGTAAGATGTTCCCAACAGAGAGCACATCGGACGGGAGCATAAACTCGCCGTCGACGACCTCGAAGTAAACCTGCTTGTCGTCAGCCTGCTGACTCCAGCGGTACCTAAGTTCTACGCGGTCTGGATCCTCGTCAATAGAGTGTCGCCTGGCCAGGTCAAGCATCGCCTCGATACGACCAATCTTGTCAACGATGTCCTGCCTGTTGAAGCCGTGAATCTCAAAGGTGATTGTGATCTTCCTGTTTTCGTAATAGCTGTCAAGCAGACGAGCACCCAGTCCAAACCTGGACGTCGCCCCCCAGATCTGCTCCTTCTTGGGTACTTCGAGCTCGAAGCCGCCATCAGCTAACCTGAAGGCTTCTCCAAGAAAATCTATCTCGTCACTATTCGTCGCCAGCTGAAGAACAAACACTACGACCTCCTGCCATACCGCATCTGTGAACTCGCCTTCTTCTGCAATCCGCGCTCTACTGCGCGAGCAATATCGTCAATGTCCTTGTCAGAACGTACCGAGCCAACGGTGATGTTGATGTCCCCGCCACCAAACCCACCCTCGGCGATCATGTCATCTCCGTACAATGACTGGAACAGCGCAGGCAGCTTGGAGAGCGGTGACACAACTTCTGGCTCAGCACCTTCACCGATCAGCGCATGCAGCGGCTTTGTTACAATACCGCCAGTCGCCAGCGGGTATGGAGTAGCTGGGTTGCCGTCGCGCCCACCAGGGTACGGCGGGTTCGTGCTAGTAACAGTACCGCCACTGGGTAAACCAGCGCCCACCTGCTGAAACTTGTACTGGAATACGATTGGAGGGATCGCCATCGTACGGAACGAGGCAGTCAGCCCGTTTACGAATTGCTCGACGGCAGACACAGCTTTAGGCTGCTCTGTACCCGTAATCTGGGTAGCCAGCCCGTCACCGAGCGTGCCCATGTGCGTCTCTGCGGACAAAATCCAGCTCAAGAACGCCGATCCGAACGAGTCAGCTTCCCCCTCTACCTCAGTCCCTGCGCCTTTGGTAGCCTGCGCAATTGCATTACTTATCGCAGTAGTCAGGTCAGTGTTCAGGGTCGTGTCTGTTGTTAGGAAACTCCAGTCCAGCTTTCCATTATTATCAAGCTCTTGCTGGAAGTCCTTCTGGAAGGCCATAGCCATGTCTCTGCCGAGGCCGTTGAGGGGCATGCCGTTCGCGTCAAGAGCAGCCCCAGAGAAGGAGGACAGGAGCGCTTCTGAGAAGTCGATCTCAGAAGTAGCTGTCGTAAAGCCTTCTTCAACGCCAGCAGCCAGCTCTGCGCCAGCCTCTGTTCCGTTCGTCTTGAACTTAGACGGATCCATGAGGTAGTCCAGGCCGTGATCCTGGAACCCAGTAAAGAACTCGGAGACGGGCTTGAACGCGTCAGCCATCTCGCCGATCTTGGTTACGACCTCATCGAACTTGCCCTTGATATCATCCCAGATACCGCGGATTTCAACACCCTTGTCGTAGATTTCACGCATACGCATGACTTCTTTTACGTCTACGACAAACGGGGCACCATCCGTTAGCAGGTCGGGTGGCTTGAACCCAGGCTTCTCCCCACCAGTAAAGCCCTGGATAAAGATGTCCCAGTCTTCCTTCGCCTGCTTGATCTTCGCTTGAAACTCGGAAATCTGCTCCTGCATCTCCTTGACAGGGTCAGTGATGCCGTCCGTGTCAATACCGAAACCAGAAAAGTCCGTCTCAGCGAGGTCTTCGAGCGACCCGCCAATCTTGTCCAGCTTGTCGGCAATCTCAGCGAACAGGTCGAGCTGCTCTACCTGCGCGTCGATGAATGCCTTCTGCCAGTCGAGCTGACCCTTCAGCTGATCCGACTGATCTTTGAGGGCCTCTTCTTCTTCGTTTAGCGCAGCCAGCTGCTCATCTCTGCCGAGCATAGCCTCACGCATCGCAGCAGCCTTCTCTTCTGCGGTCAGGGTTTCGTCCTCAGCGATAGCTCGGATGTTCGCGCTGTAGTCCTTCGTGACCTGCTTGCGCTGGTCTTCGATGGCCTTGATCGCCTTTTGAATCTTGTTGTACTGGAGCCACAGTCTGATCAATTCCTTCACATCGTCACCGAGCACACCCAAACCGTTCCCGAGGGAGCCCAACAGCTCTTCGGAAATCTCGCCTGTTTGGTTGAACACGGAGATGAGTTGCGACAATCCGCTGCGGAACTCACGCACGTACTCCTGCAGCAAGCCTTCATCGAGCTGCCCAGCGCCTACAGCGGTGTTTAGGATCGACTTGATCGTGTTTCCAATTTCAGAGAGAATACCAAAGTCAGCCTCGGCAAAACCTTCGAGGTACGTGCGCATGACGTTGGTGCCCCAGTCGTCAATGTTCTTGAGAGGGCCGAGCTCGGGAGGTGAGTGGGACTCGAAGAACCTGGCGATAAAAGCCAGACCCTTCTTTACGAAATTTACTACGGCAGTGAAACCACGGGCGATGCCCTTACCCCACGAAGTGATGAGATTTGTGCCCCAGGCTGCGGCCTTGCTGACCAGGTTTGTGAAAAACTTGGCGATGTCGGCACCGTGCTTTTTCACGATGTTTACAACCAAGACCACAGCGGCGACGACAGCCAGTGCCACGGCAATATACGGCAACAGCGGAGCAATCGCTGCTCCGATTGCAGTAAAGGCCCCACCCAGGGCGCCACCAAGCGCTACGATAGCGCCTTTGATGGCCACGAAAGCGACTCTGCCCGCCGTCCCTATGCCACCAAACACTACAGGAGCAACTCGCCCGAGCCAGCCGAATACCTTCACGACGACTCCGCCAAACCCTACGGCGCCCTTCTTGATGAAGTCGAATACCTTACCAAGAACAAGCACCGCCCTCGAAGATTTGACCGCGCCAGTGCCTACAGACGCAACAGTTGCTGCCGCCTTCGCCCCTCTCAGACCAGCAAGCGCCTTGCCAACACCTATGACAGCTTTACCGAACCCGAGGATCGACCCCGCCGTCCTGAAGAAAATGGGTATGATCCCCAGCAAACCCATACCAATAAGCGAGATTGCGTGGAAAAGGGACGAGAAAATGAATATCAGCGGCGTCAGGGCCACTACCAAAATAGGAATACCTACAGCGAGTAGCTGGATGTTCGGAGGAAGACTCCTGAACTTCTCACCAAGCATCTGGATTGCTGGAATGATGTACACAATCAGTTTGTTCAGGACGGGCAGCACAGAATTTCCCATCAGGATGCCGACATCTCGGATGTTGTTGTTCAACATCTTCATCTGTGCATCCGTGGATGTAAGGGCCTGGTTATACTCGCGTACCAGCGAGTCTCCGCCAGCCCACTCACCGTTCAGGGTGCTAACCATCTCCTGCAACTTCTCGAACTGCTGGGCAGCTGCCGCAGTCTTACCGCCGACCAGCCCGAAGGTGTCCATGTACTTGCGCAGCATCTCCGCCCTGTCCTCGTCAACAACAGAGTTCAAGGCAGCAAGCGCGTCCGTAAACGCGAGCAGTGGCTCGTCATTCAGGGTCTTCATAACATCGGCTTCTGTCGCATACGGCGTGATCGGGTTGTCTTTCCAGTCCCCGTAGTCGCGCTTGAAGCCGATCATCATTTTGGCAAAGTCACCACCCTTAGACAGAGCAGAGGTGTACCACCGAGAGATACGAGTACCAGCTGCTTCCGCGTTGGTACCAGCAGCGATCACGTAGGACACCATCGCAGCTACGTCACGGGCCTCCAGCTTCAGCATAGGGCCGATCTGCGCGGCGTTGTTCATACCAGCCACGATCTGCTTCGCGGACGCTGCGGTCTTGTTTTCCAGGAAGTTGATGACGTTGGCCAGGCGCTCTACGTTTTTTACGCCCGTCTCAGTGTTCAGATCCCAACCAAACGCGTTGGCGATCCTGCCGATGTCCTCAGTAACACTCTCCGCAGTAAGATCCGTGGCAACCTGCAGACGTTCCATCGTGACCATAAGGCGCACGATAGCATTCTGGTCGTCCACGCCGAGCTGCCCAAGCTGCTCAGCGAAACCCGCCAGCTCCACCTGAGAGGACGGAGTGTACTTGGAGATCTCTTTGATCTGGTCAGTCAACCAGGAGATGTCTACCTTCTCGCTGGTGACTTTACGAACGCGAATCATGGCCGCCTCGAAATCGACGGCGGCCTGGAATCCAGACTTCAGCACAAGGCCCAGAGGGGCGACAACGGAAATAAGCAGAGTCCTCCCAATTTCTTGGAAGCCCTGCGTGACGTACCTGGTACCGTTGACGACGTCCTTCAGGGAGTAGAACAGGCCAGTGATGACCTTCGTGCCCGACTTCCCGACCTGACTGATGGCCCTATTCAGATCTTTGTGGGCCCTCTCAGTCTGACGAACAGCATCAGCATACTGCTTCTGTGCCTGCTTCGCTTCGGCAGCCGCCCGCTTCTCTTCGGCAGCTGTATCTTTTGCAGCCTTCCTGGCGGCATCCGCTGCCGCTTTTTCAGAGGCACGGGTAATCTTCGCGAGGTCTTCTTTGCCTGCCTTGACTGCCCGTGTGGCTGCAGTAAACGCCTGTTGCGTCGCCTGTGCTATTTTCTCTTGCCCGAGCCCCATGCTCTGGTACTTCTGCACCAGTCGTTCAAGCGCCTGGTACTCTGCGTTGAGCTGCGCGGTCATGTTTCCGCGGCGCACTGGCGACTTCTCAGCAGCGATCTTACTGTTTAGCTTGTCGATTGCTGCCAGCTTCGACGCCATCATGCGCTCAGCCGTTACTGTGGCAGTCTGCTTTTTCTGTATATAGTTGTTGTAGTCAGTCAGCTGATCAGCAAGAGCGACCCGCTGAATTTCCTTAGCCGCAGCCAGAGCCTGGCTATACCCCTGCGGCAGGCCTTGCTGCAAAAGGGCGGACGCCCGCTTGATCTGCGCATCAACATCCGCAACGACGTTCGGGGCGTTCTGCGTAAAGGCCTGCTTCGAGGCAAGCGTAGACGCGGATTCCATCGGCTTGAACGTGGCAACCCGTTTAGTGCCCTCACCTAGCCTGTTTAGCGAAGCCGCAAGCTGCCCTACCGCAGCCTTGCCCTTATTGGCAGCCTGAACAATGGGCTTGGGGTCAGCCTCGAAGCCGACGCTTAGAACTGTCTTGTTTTTTGCCATCCTACCCCCGAGTGTTTTGGTTGTTTACCGCTCACCCCAGCCCATCTCATCAGCGCTTCTTATTTACTGCCGCTCCCCTGAAGACCTCGCTCTTTGGGTCATCTCCTGCATCCATGAAGACAGCAATCGTCCCGCTCTTGACCTTACCCCTGTACCGTGACCGCTTGACTCTGTCCGTGTCCACCCAGGGGGCCAGGCTTTCGATCGCCGACTGCACTTCCTTTGCCTGCTTTCCGATCGCGTCACCGCTCCGTTTGTCAAGCGGCGTCCGCATTACGGGAGCCATTGAGAACATCAGAGAGTAGTGCAGCCGCTTGTCTTCCTGGATTAGCTTGTACGTTTTATTCAGCCAGCCAACACCGTAGAGCTCAACGTGATCAAGCAGTTCATCGTCGTCCCAGTTGTACGCCGACCGAATTGCGTGAGCTACCTCTAACTGTTCTGTGTTGAGGTAGAACCCGAGAAAAAACGGTTCACCAGTTTCTGGATCGCTGGATGCCCGTTATACATGGCCATCGCGCCGTCAATCAGCAAAGCAATGTCGAAACTTTCCTCTGCGACCTTCTTGTCGCAGCCGAACACGACCTGGAATAGGTCGATCAGGGAGTCCTCCGACAGGGTGGAAAGGGCCTGCCCAATCACTTCGATGCCAGACATATCCTCGAGGCCTTCCGCGCCCTGAATAGCGCGAACAGTGGGTGCCCCGTGCTTCACCAGCCAGGATCCGATCAGGGTAACCTGCCTGGCCTGCTCACGGCCACGCTTCACAACGTTGTAGTTCTTACCGTCAATCTCAAAAACAGAGCCTTCCATCATCACTCCTGTAAAAAAAGACACCCCGCTGAGGCAGGGTGTCAGAATCACGCATCAACCGACCGAACGATTACGGGCTGACCCGAGACAGCGGGCCCTGGCCTTCAAAGTCGACCGAGAGGGTCGAGAAGTCATCCGTGCCAGTGCCGTGTTCCACGTTCGTGAGGATCGCGTTACCTTCCCAGTAACGGGAGGTGTCCGATCGCGTGTCATAGAAGCGCAACTTGATGGTCTCGCCAGCCACCATCGTATCGAAGATGGCGTCGTTGGCGTCGTCGTAGTAGCCCTGCATCGAGCCAGACCAGGCCATCCACGTGCGAGCTTTGGATACCCAGGCATCCGCCAACGACTGGACGAAAACGCGGTGCTCGGCAACCTCGACCGAGATCGAGATGGTAAATTCGTTGCGCTCAGTGAACGTCAGCCAGTTCGTGCCGTTGTCCACGCTGTAATCAACCCGTGCGTCAATTCCAACAATAGCTGCCATTTTGAATCCTCTTTATATGTGCTTGTCCTTTTCCTCCTCCTGCTCTCACTCGGATCATCTCTTCAGTTATTCTGCTCTCAGTAGACGCATCTCACTACCTACAAACAATTCAGAGGCACTTATGTTAGAAGGGTTTTTCGTACGTTACGGTCTCCGCAACCTTGTCCTCACGAGCAATGCTCAGGTCTCCAAGAATGTAAAAGCCCGCGTACGCGGCTGGGATCGTCAGCTTTCCACCAGGCTTCAACGCTCGAATAGCCAGGCTGATCAGTAGGAACATTTCCTTGTCCAGGAGCACGTCTTCGACAATGATCTCGTCAGCGAAACCACTCCTGCGCATGTAGCCCAGGCGCAGCCACTTGTCGGCCAGGTCTGCGTCGAACACCATGACCGCCTTCCGCGGAACAGGCTTCACAGGCTTCGCGACAATCTTTTCGCGAGGCCCATCTACCCGCGCCTTTCCTTTTACTTTCACAGGTTCTACGACTGGGGCCACTTCGGCACCGTCACCTGGTTCTTCCCACGTGGAAACATTGTTGTCGTCCATTGTTACCTCTACTTATCGAGAATTGAAATAGCGAACGGCACCCAGACCACAGGAGCGTCGTTGACGTAGGCTTCCTCTGGTTGCTCGATCATCTCCACAAGCGCCCGCACGCACTTCTGGCTCAGGCGCGGATCATCTTTGAAAAGGGCGGGCAACTTGTCCATGATGGCTGCGACAATCGCATCCGTGTGTGCCTGATCACCCTCGAATTTCACAATGAATACCCCGTAGAAGTCCCACACCCAGATCAGTCCATTGAAGTCTGGGCGGGTCTGCAGGGCACCACGAACCATGTCAAACACGCAGCCCACTTCCGCAGAGCGCTCCAGCATGGTCTGATATACGTGGTCAACGTTCTTCGCCTGGCACAAGTCGTCGTCCAGGTACTCACCAAAATAGGTAGTCAACCTGCTCTTGATCCCGCTCTCGATGTCGCTGTAAGATCCCACAGTTATCCCCTAATCGTGCGCATGCCTAGATCCGTGTGCTTCTTGTTCCAGTACTGGCCAATCATGTCGGCGCTACCAGTAAGTTCCATCAAGCCAGCACTTTGGAGATCGTCCGCAATCCTGAGTCCCGCAGTGTCCATGACCTTGCTCAGGTTGTTGCGCACATACCTGTTCACGTAGTCGAACGTACGTGATCCGAACGTGCGCTTGTAATACTTAGAAGTTCCGTTCACCTTGATGGCCCGCCACATCAGGAAAACAATTGTGCTCTCCTGCTCTTTCTTGACGTCCCTGACTCTGGACACTTTCAGCGGCTTGCCTTTCTTGAACGCCCGCATGCGTGCGTCCGCATGGTTTCTCATTTTTGTTTTCTTCAGGAACTTGTTCTTTATTCCCCTGGCCCGCGTCCACTGCAGAATCACGCCGAGCGGTGAGTTCAACTTGATGAGCGTGGTAGACGCCCTGGGCGTAGAGTGCTCCCTGTACTTTCCAGGAGTCAACCCAAGACGCATCATCGTGTTGGCGCCCGTCTTGTCGCCCTCTTCGAGCGTGTAGACCGTGGTTCCGCCCTCGCTGCGCTCACCAACAAATAGGTTGTCAGCGGCGGTCGGCTTGCTGCCCAGCTTTACACCCAGGTCGAACTTCCCGCCAGGACGGATCCAGTCCGTGATCGTCTTGTGGGCTTGCTCAACAACATGCCTGGTGCGCCTCGAGGTGACCTCTGCGATTTCCTTGTCGTAGTCGCGTTGGCGGAACTCCCCCTGGTAACGACTCGTCCACTTACCGCTCTTAGCTTTATTCAGCTCAACCCGCACACCAAGACCTACGGTGCGCACGTTTTGCAGAAGTTTTTCCACGATAACCTGGTCAGAGTAGGCCATTACCTGATCCTCAGCCTGGTCTTGCGGAGCATCCGACGCATAATCGTATTCAAATGGGAGGTCAGACCGATGTTGACGTTAGGAGATGCCTCTCCTTCTTTCTGATCAGCACCACCCCAGCGCAGCGTGACGTCGGAGCCAGCGCGTGATCGGTAATTCAGGATGGCCACAATCATTGCCGCAGCAGTGAACCTGATCTTTGGGTCGACGATTGCCAGGCCAGTGACCTCATCAACAGCAGACCCCGCCGTGTAGTCCACACTTACATTGCTGCGGCCAGCGGGAAAGCTGCCGTACAGCAGCACGAGCGTGTTACCCTGCAGCACATAGTCAGAAGCTACCAGGGACATACCCTCAACCCGAACAGCCTGAACGGATTGCACAGGCACACCCCTCAGTTGGAGGTATGGCGTACCCAGACCATCGTACTTATCATCCGTGTACGTGGCTGTCTTACCCAAATCAGGCATGCCCAGCCACTCTCGGATCATCGACTCAACAGTGTCAGACCAGAAATCCTGCAGGGCGGCTGCATTAGTTGGGTGAATGTCCGTAACGTCTTTCCGAGAACACAGTGTCCAGGCCATTACATCTCCTCACAAACGCGGTTCGTTACATCCCCTACAAACGAACGTGGTTCGTATAAGTAAAGTGGGGGGCTATTCGCCCCCCACCAGGTCTACCAATAAGTTGTGCCGCTAAGGCTACGCGATCTTGACGTTGCGGATCACGGCAGCGGACACGTTCGGGTACTTCATCCGCACGGCCAGGTAGCCCTTGACCATGTAGTCGTAGGTGTCCTTGACGCGAGCCAGCTCAACGAAGCTGAACAGGTTGGCCACAGGGCGGCCCATGTCGTCGACCTTGCCCAGGAAGGCAACGCCGCGATTCGGGTTGCGGTTGATCAGAACGATGTTCTGCTCACCAGTTTCCAGAGGCTTGACCTTCGCGATCACGGCCTTCGAGCCGTCATCGGTGTAGGTGGCCACTGCGCCGTTCACAGTGCCGTTGGCGTCATAGGTCAGGGCAGCGATGATGTCGAGCAAAGCCCATTCGCCCGTGCCCAGCTTGCGGAAGATCATGTAGGACAGGGCGTTGGCGTCGGCAGTCCAGGTCAGCTCAGCCTTTTTGTTGGTGGTCGCAGCCACGCAGGCCGAGGTGGTAGCCGAGGCGACCTGCTCACCGTACATGGTCACCGAAGCGATCCTGTAGGTGTAGGAGCCATCGGGCAGGGCGCCGCCAGCAGCAATCGAGGCAGACAGAGTCGGCGAGGTGCTGGTCGCAGCAGGCACAACGAAGTCGCTCTCCAGGATCGGGGCCCCAGAGTAGTTGGCCATCGTGATCTTGCCGTCCTGCAGGACAGTGGAGGTCAGCGGGATCTGCACGCGAGTCTGCAGACCGTCAACCACCTGGCGCATGCGCAGGCCCATGATCCACAGCTTGGGATCGGATCCCGTGCCGCGGTATTTGGTGATCGCAGCGATCGCCTGGTCGAGGTGATCGAGGGAGACCTTCGAACCAGCAGCCGAGATGACGTTGTCGGGGGCCAGCTTGAAGATGCGCGGGAGAACGCCGCTGTACTGATAGGCATCGCCAGTGAAGCCGATGTCATCCGAGGCGCCCCAGAGCAAACCGAATTCCAGGGTGTTGCTCATGCCTTCCAGCGAACCTTCCAGCTCGGTGGCCAGGGCGTCGATGAAGGCTTCGTCAACAGCCTGGGCGAACCCAGTCACGGAGCCCCAGATGCGCTGGATCTTCAGCTGCACGGTCTTGCGGAGATACGCGCCGTTCTTGGCGTTGGCGGGAGTGGTTTCGCCTTCAAACCAACCCTGCGGGTGGCTCGAGCGCAGCGTGTACTCGTGGGTCTTACCCTTCGCATCGACGATGTCGATGAGTTCGGTAAGGGGCTGGAGCACCAGGAGTTCCTGATTCAGGATCGGCTCCAGATCGTATGGAACCAGAGCCGCGCCGTCGCCGCTCGAGGTCAATGCCTTGCTGAGTTCTTTCTGAGTGTTCCTCATTTTGTTCACCTAAAATTCCTAGCGTCCAGAGGTTTTGAAATACTGCGCAAGCGCAGAGTGGATTTTCGACTTACCAGCAACCTGCAGGGCAGCCTCGTTGGATTCCTCTTCGGTTTCCTCAGTGACCTCCTCGGCAGTCATGCTTTTTTCGCGGTTGGTTGGGCTGCTCAGTTCAGCAACCATCGTGGTGAGCTCGTCGACCTTCGCCTGCAAAGCCTTTACCGTTTCCGCTTCAGCACCCGTCGCCGACACAGCCTCGTCGCTCTGTTCTTGAGCAGGCTCGTCCTTGTGGGTCAACGCCTTGACTTCCGTTGCCAGCTGGCTGATTGCTTCAGCAAACGTGCTCATCGACTTGGTGATGTCACTGAGAATGCTGCGAACTTCTGCGAGCTCGTCTTCCTGCGACTGCTCGGTGGCCTCTTCGGCTGCACCGTCAGCAGCTTCGGTCTGGGCTTCCTCCACCACTTCTTCCGTGGCTTCAGCTTCCTCGACAGCTGCAGCAATGTTTTCGGAGAGACTGTTCTCGACCGCTACCTCATCGGTGTGCTGGTCGACAGCTTCCTCCGAAGCAACAGCAGCCGCTTCCAGAACGCCCTCGTCCTTCGACTTGTCAGTCTTTTCCATAACAGTCCCTTCCGTGTGCATCCCCAGGCTGCGCAAAACAGGCACAACGCCTTCTTCGCGCATACGGGCCTTCACGCTCTCGTCCAAACTCAGACTGAGCATGGCGTCGTAGTTGGCTGGGTGATCCACCAAAGAAATTTCGGCCAGCGAGTAGTCGTTGATCAACCACCCGCCGTCTGCCATCACGTCAATGTCATCGTACGAGATCAAAATACCGACGCTCAGCGCCTGCAGCAGACCGTTTTCCACCTCGAAAGAGGCTTGTGGATCCACGATCTTGATCTCGACTTCGTTCCACTCGAGCCCATCCTCAGCGCCAATGCGCGTCACCTTACCAACTGGTTTCGGTTGGTGCATGTAGCGGATGTTTCCCCAGCGGCGATACTTCGGCAACGCCCGTTCAGTAGCGGCACGGGTGATAATGTCACCGACCTCGTCACGGTTGTCCGAAGTGAATAGCCCGCGCACCAGCAGGAAGCCGTCTGAAGTTTTCTCCAGCGCCTTCGTGAGCGGTACGCCAATTACTTTTCGTTGAAACTGTGCCGTAGTCGTCATGCCCACCTACAAAACGGAATAAGTTTCTGCAACTTCCTGCAGCCTGGCAGCCAGCTTCCTGCCGTACGTGCTGACCAGTTCTTCAAGTGGAACTTCCTTGACCATCTCGCAGGTGACGATGTAAATACCGCCGCCGCAGTCAATCTTTTCGCCCCACTCATCCCGCCACTTGGCGTACAGGGTCTTGATGGATGCCTCGTCGAGGTACTGGTCGATCGTCACTCCACGAGAGAATGACAGCCCCGACCGCACTTCCAGGCGAGAAACACCCCTGCTCAAACGACCTGAACCATAATTAGCACTCATCTTCTATTACCTTCAAACTCCCTAATCGGGCTTATGTTCAGTGGTTTTTTGCACGGTCGCCTCGCTCAAATTTGCGAGCAGGCGCCGCGTCATTACGGTCACGATGGCATCGACGAACTGGTAAACAGCCCGCACAATCGGGTCAGATGTGTAGAATGTTTTTACCGTCCCGCACTCTGGACAGGTCACGGCGAGGTTCGGGCCGCGAGTCATCAGGCACTCGCCGCCTACCGCAGGCTGAAACTCACCACCAACAACGTGGCCCAGCACGTGACCACAGCTGACACAGTACCACTGCGTCTTCCCAACCGAATTACTCATCACTCACCTCTAAGTTAGATTGGAGGATGCTCTCGACATCCCCGAAGATAGCCCGAGCACTGTCATAGTCGATCGCCATGTCCAGCTCGGATTGAATTGCCTCTGCCAAATAATCTGGGATAACTGAAGGTACGAACTTCCTGAAGGCTTTTCCCCTGCGGAGACGCTTCAGTTGGTAGTCTCGCCAGGTGCGCAGCTCACGTAGAACCGACTCCCTGGTCTGGTCATCGTGCTGATCTCCACGAGGAGGATCCTGGTCATCCAGAGTCGGCTCACCCACGTTGCCAGGTGCGTCAGGACGATCCTCTCGCCCTTCTGGTGGGCTTCCCTGGTTATTTCCAGGCGCCTTTGGATCTTTGCCGCTCGCTTCTGCCAGCTGGTCGAAGTACATATCGCCGCCTGGATCAGTACGTGCAGGCAGTCCGATCGCGGAGCGAATCTGGTTCGGAGTGATTGAGTTCACGCCGTAGTAACGCATGTGCACGGTAGCGCGTTCGACCGCCGTAAGGAAATCTGGCTGCATGAACTTGAACTCCCAGCCCATGATCCCAAAGATGCGCTGGTGAATTTGTTCCGTAAAGGCCGCCTCAATAAACCTGAACAGCGGGATCATCGTGGTCTCGTGGAACTCCCTACGAGACTCACGTAAGTTGGCACTTGACAGGTTGTCCGTAATGCCGAGCTTCGAGCCAGCCACGCCAGCCACAGCGAGCAGCTCCTGGCGGGTGTCCTTGCGTGCCTCTTGATAAGGCAGGTCGGAAGGGAGCCTCGAGAGCTCCTTGATCTCCAGGTCACCCTGGACAGCCACGGGACTGCGCCCAATATTCTTGGGGCCTGCGTACCACTCAGCCAGGGTGGCCACGAACTCGTCGAACGCCTCATCAGACGTGTCACTCGGAAGAACATAGAAGGCCTCGGGCTTATCCCTGTTCTTCATGTATTCCCTGGCGGCAGTCTGCAAATAGATGTCCAGCGGAAGGTTGAAAGAACCCAGGGCGGCTATGTCTGACCCGCCAGTCGGATGCCCCTCCCAGTCTGGATTTATGATGTAGACAATGTCCCGCGCCTCCTTGTGCTCGACGCGATCCTTTGTGTTCCTGGTCAGGTACTGGTAGAAAGCTGCACCCTTCTTGAAGAAGCCCCGCTCGTCGACGTTCGGCACAACATACCCGTGCAGGAAATCCAGGCCAATAGGGTAATCGTCCTGGTTGCGCAAAACTTTGTACGCGGCAAACCCAAAAAAGCGCAAGTACATTGCGCCTATCATGAGCTTATACGGAAGAGACTGGAAATCCTTGATGTTGTCCCACATCTTTTGCGGGCGCGTGTAGAACTGCATCAGCCTCTTGTGCTGCCTGTCTGTCGCGGAGCCACCAAACTCCTCCGACTTCGCCAGGCTCCACCAGGCACCGACAGTCGAGCGGCCAATGACACTCATGGCTGCGCTGACGTATCCATGCACCTGGACGGTGTCCATCAGATCCCAAAAACGCGAGAAGTGCGTGACACTTACCGCTGCTTCCGAGGACGTGTTCAGGAGCTCAGTCGGCTTTGCTTTCACCACCGCTGACTTCTTATTCGGCTTTGTTCCGCTTCCGATGCTAATTACGGCCATAAATTTTCGTCACTCCACACCTGCTACAAACGGGGAGGGATGTAATAAGTTCATATTCAACTTGACAAAAGACGGTAAGTATGCTATTATTATATAATCGTACATTATATCGGAGAATACAGGTAAATGAACATTCAAACGCACCTGAACGCGGATGACACGGAAGTGTTGTCCAACATCGACCTGCGGCGGGCTATCCGCAGATTACATCCGAGGCAGCAAGCGGTGCTCGCACTGAGATACTCAGGGTACCCGCGAAGACTCATTACTTCTTTACTTGGTATTTCGAGAACAACCGTATGGGCGGATGAGCGCGAGGCCGTGAACAATCTGCAGCGGATCCTCTTTGTAGGTAGTGCAGAGGATAACAATGAGTAACTCAAGCAACGGACACTCTTGCCTGGCCTGCGGCAAGCGCATCACATGGCAGTTCGCTCTATGCAGGCAGTGCGAAAAAGTCTACGGGTCATCCATGAAAGACTGGCCCGAATGGTTGGCATTTCTATGGCGTGACGAGATTCGCGTGCGCCGCCAAGACAAGCGCGTGAAAGACAACGAGGTAACGTTCGTTGACCTGCCTCCAACAGTCGCCGCTGACGACAGGGTCGACACGGAGGACTACGATGACGGGGAGTAAGGCCCTAAGCACCGTCGTGAAAGACCAGGAACTCGACCGCGACTGGCGTGCCGTAGTCGAGAAAATCACGGAGGAGTTTGGCAGTGACCTTCCTGACGACGTTATCCGCGCAACCGAGTTGCTGATTGCGGGCTACCCAACGTACAAAGCCGCGAAGGAGCTCGACGTTCGTCCAGCGACCATCCGCGAGTGGTTGAAGAAGTATCCGACAATGGCGCTCGCTGTTGCCAATGGGCGAAAGTTGATGACTGCCTGGAGGATGTCCCGCCTTGAGCAGCAGTTCATAAAGGCGGTCGAGAAGTCCGAGGAGATCTTGGAACTCGACCTGAACGACAAGGACGTGAACGCGAAGGTAGTCACTGCTGTTGGGCAGCACGCCAGGTTTATTATTGGATTGTTTGCTGGTCAGCAGATCGACGTCAATGTGAAACTTGGCGAAGAAGACCAGACCTTCAAAGCAAAAAAGGATGCCCTGGACTACCTGGTGTCCGAGCTGGCGAAGTCCCGAGAAGCTGCGGCGCCTTCCGCAGAGCCGATCGAAGCAACGTACCGTGTCATCGACGTCAAGGCGGAGGAGAAAAAACTGCCTCTACTTGACCACGAGGGTAACCCCGCGTTTGGAGAACTTGGGAAGGCTGATGTCACTGATGAGGGTACGCTGTGCCACATCTGCGGTAACAGGTACGGTAACCTGCTCCTGCACGTGACAGCAAACCACGGCATCAGTGTCAAAGAGTATGAGCTTGTCTTCATGCTGACCCCTGGAACGTTGAGCAAACTGAGGGAGCGTGCGCGTGGCGAAGATCCATCCAGCGGAACTGGAGAACCTAGCTAAACAGAATCCGCTTGCGTTCGGCATTTCACATATCGACTTGTTGGACGGCAAGCAGTGGTCTATCCAAGATAGGAAGTGGGCAGTCGAGCCATACCTGGCCGCAAACCCATTTGACATCGAGAACGATCCGATCGGAAGAGCCCGCAGGGTTGCCTATGAAAAAAGCACCCAGGCGGGCATTTCGACGTTGTCCATCACCAGGGCGCTGCACTTCGCAGTACACTGGTCAGTCCGTATTGGGTACATGCTTCCTCGCTTGAAGGACGTCTCCGACTTTAGCTCCACCAGGTTGGATCCAACCATCGAGGCGTCCGAGTACTTGCGCGGTCTGAAAGGAATGCCAGACTCTGTTGCGACAAAGAAACTGGCCAACAGCTATCTGTTCTTCATGGAGGGTACCGTTGAGCCGCGCTCCATGCCTATGGATGCACTGTTCCTGGACGAAGTCGACCTCTGTGACCCTGACCACGTAGGCACGGCTCTCAACCGTCTTGACGCCAGCCCGTGGAAGTTGATCACCTACCTGAGCACGCCGACGCTGCCCAACTATGGCATCGACGCCTTGTTCAGCTCCAGTGATCAGCGTGAGTGGGTGGTGCCTTGCCCGCATTGTGGGCACAAGCAAGAGCTTGACTGGGAAGAAAACCTGAAGGTGGAAGGCCCTGCGAACGAGCCTACCAACGTGTCGTACGTGTGCCGAAAGTGCAAGAAACCGTTGACGCTCGTGGACATCCAGGAAGGGGAGTGGGTACCTCGCTACCCGTCGAAGTCGAGTGACCTGCTTGGTTACCACATTTCGCAGATGATGACTACTCCAGCCCTGGAACTCTACAAGCACTTCCGTGACCCGAACCAGAGCACGGCTGAGTTCTACCGAAAGCGCCTCGGCAAGCCTTACACGATGATCGGCGGCAGCATCAGCCGCGACGACTTCATGGTGAACTGCTTCGATGACCAGTACGACTTCGACAGGAACCACGACGGGGCCTCGACATACTACATGGGCGTCGACCAGGGTAATCAGCTTCAGCTGGTTATCTACAAAATGACGAAGGGCAGCTATCGTCGAAAGGTTGTGCACATCGAGCTCGTTCCGTTTGATGCTGGCTTCGATCGTGTTGGCCAGCTGATGAAACTCTTCAAGGTGCGCAGGGCCGTCATTGACGGTGACCCTAACAGGCACTCTGTAAAAATGCTGCAGAAGGACTTCCCTGGGCGCATACTCCTGGCCGACTACATCGAACAGCGCGACCGCTTCACGGCCAAGAAAACAGAGGGCAGCAAGGTATTCGACCACATCACGATCAACCGTACCGAGAGTTTTGATGACCTAATTGAGTCGATCAAAGACGGTGAATGGGCCCTGCCTGGAAACCCGTCGTCCCCGCCACCAGTTGTCGAAGTGCTGATTGACCAGGTCACATCACTGCGCAGAGACATCGAGAAGCGCAAGACTCCGTCTGGTGAAATCGAGGCTGCCGTATGGCGGAAGCTGCGTGCCGATCACATGGCTCACGCCATGCTGTACGCCAAGCTGGCCAGTGACATGGACAAGGGTAGGAAATTTCGTACGACCGTTGCCGCGGCTAAAGAGAGCACTGACGAAGAAGAGACCGCCGAAAAGTACTCACCCAAACCTGACGTGATCGCTGCGCTCGTAGCGCAATTCGCAGAAGTGCCGAAGAAGCAGCTGCAAGACTATCTGGCGGCCAGCGACAAGGAAGAGTACTCAGCCCCATTCCCGCTGAAGTACAAACTTGGACTGGTTGTTGACAGTTACGATGCCATAGATATAAACTGGGTGATAGAGTTTTTGTCAAGGCAGTAAATATGCCTTGACAAATCCGTCGTAGTATGGTAAACTCTGGGTCATCCCCACAAGGGATCCAATCAAACTGAACGAAGCAAGCCAATTGCCTAACGGCACGTGCGAAGCGAGAGCTTACATAGAAGACCCAAAACCTGGAACCAAATTAGAGCGCGAAACTAGACTGATACTGAGAGCATAGCCGAGCAATCGGATGGGGCGAGAAACACGGAGGAGCTACGAAAGCAGGGCTCCTTGATAGGCTAGTTTCGGGGGCGGGTCGACGAAGAGGCGGAGCGACGCACCGCTACATTGCGTGATGAGCGCCAGTGATTCACGCAACCATAGAATGATTCTTGTATGTCGGAGATGATCGCGCAAGCGGCAGCTCTTTATTACTGTGCTGGCTTACGGGCTCTTAGTTCCTGTGGTGGCGGCAGGGACAATGAGCGCCTGGTAACCTGTAGTTGCACCCAGAGCAGCCATAAGCAACTACTTGTATCGAGCTGCAAATCACATCCCGTCAAGTTTCCGTAGAGGAGGGAGTAACTGATCTGTGTGGGCCAATAACCCACCACTGGTAAATCACTTACCTGGGCAGTGCCTTTCGTTGAGGCAGGTCAGTTGGGTTATGCCCCCAGAAAATAGGTAACAGTGTGCGGTATTTCCGCACTCCATCGCCTACGCACTAGGCAAACTAATAGTGCGCAAGACTGTGTAAATCAGGACATACACCTCAACTCCCATCAACATCCGATCCACCAGGCACAGTTTTGTGCTAACGATCGGGTGTCGATGGGAGTAGTGTATCTCGCGTCATCAAGTGTACTGAGTGGGTGGTGCAGGCCTACAAAATGGTGTGAGGGCAAGTAACAGATGTCTCGGCACATTTTACGGGGTGTGAGAACAAAAACATCTTACGGTGAAGGTGTCTACTGGACAGTACGCTCTGGAACGCCAAGCTATACCCGTTTGGTTTTTATAAAGGCGTAAGCCGCATTGTACCTGGAGGTCGGATTGATCAATAAAACTATCAGTGATCTGGTAAAACGGTTCGGAGAGGGCTCGGTAATGCTGCTCTCCGACGCAGGAAACATGCAAGTGGAGACCGTCTCTACAGGGTCTTTGTCTTTGGACATTGCTCTGGGTGGCGGCGTGCCGCGTGGGCGCATTGTAGAGGTGTACGGCCCTGAATCCAGCGGCAAGACCAGCGTATGCCTGCATATTATCGCTGAGGCACAGAAGTCTGGTGGCTACTGCGCCTTTGTGGATATGGAGCATGCCCTGGATCCAGAGTACGCAGCCAAGCTGGGAGTAGACCTGACCCGCCTGGCCGTATCGCAGCCAGACTCTGGAGAGCAGGCCCTTGAAATCGCGGAGGCATTTGTGCGCTCTGGTGACGTCGATGTAGTTGTCGTCGACTCTGTGGCCGCGCTTGTTCCTCAGCGTGAAATCGAAGGAGACATGGGCGACGCCCAGATGGGCGCCCAGGCGCGACTGATGAGCCAGGCACTCAGAAAGCTGGCTGGCGCAGTCAGTAACAGTAAGTGCATCCTGATCTTCACCAATCAGATCCGCATGAAGGTCGG